TTAAAGAGCATAGAATACAACAGTCTATGTCTATATGTTTAAAACATAAACGTGAAGCTACTAGACAGATAAAAGCTAACATAGATTATAAATGTATTAAATCTAAAGCAGAGCTTGAAATTAATATTGATGGATCTAAATCTATTAAATCACTTATCCTTGAATAGTGAAAAAGAAAACTTGGAATCGTTCTAAAGTAGTTTCTATAGATGTAGGTATCTGTAGATATTGTGGAGAAAATGTTAACAATCAAGAGAGCTTTGTCTGTTTTGCAGATAAAAGCACAGCTCATTATCAATGCATGAAAAAAGACGACCTAGAAAGCTCTGAGAAGCTCTACAATTAAGATTGTAGGTCTAATGCGACTCACCCTGCCTATAAGCTATAAAGCTTATGTACGTAGCTCTATGACAGTCTATTGCCTGTTTCTACAAAATGTTCTGATTCTACTTCAGCTAAAGCTCCTTGAAGTAAATCTATAACAAATTTTCTATTATTAAAGGATGATGCCATACTCATAATGTTAGATACTAAAGCTACTTGAGCTTCATCTACATTTAATCCTTTTAATAATTTAATTGTGAGTTGATCTGCAATGTCATCATATACATCTATGACATTTTTCTCTACAATTTTACGATCTTTAAAAACAGATTTAAGTTCTAAATAAGATTTCATAATATAAACTTATATAGTATTTCGGCAGCGAACACCTCACATAAAAAAAACTAAGGGCGATTTCTCGCCCCTAGTTATACAACACTAGATGTTTATAAACCAACAAAGTCAAACAACTTTGTTAATAATACAACTGTTTATACCAACGAATTGGAGTAGGTGAGTTGCTTAACCTATTAAAACTGGCTATCAAAATCTGAATCTTGCTTAGGTTTATCACCACCAGAAGATTTAGATTTATCACCAACCATTCTAATACTACCTGTAAATCGAGGCACTACTACCTCTGTTACAATTCTGTTTTGATCATTAGAATCTTTATACTGTCTAGTTTCTAATTCACCTTCTACGTATAATTGTGTACCAGTCTTGGCATACTTTTCCATAGTTTCAGAAAGTCTTGGATCCCACACAACTACTTTGTGCCAGGTAGTTTTTTCTACCCATTCACCAGATTTATCTTTGTACTTTTTATTAGTAGCCAAAGATAGATTAGCAAAGGATTCGCCTTTCTTTGTTTGTTTAATTTCTGGGTCTGCTCCCAGTCTTCCTATCAACATTACTTTGTTTATCATTTAACTCCTTTGTGTTTATGACTTTGATATTACTTGGTGCTTCAAACTTAGCTTTCATTTCTTGAACATATTTGTTGTTATCAAATAAACCAAGAAACACATCAGCACTTACACCAAGATGACTAAATGCTTTTGTTAATGCATCAGTCATAGCTTTCTTCGGTGCTTCGTCATCTAGTCCACCATTCTTTTTATACAATGCTTGTACTGAAGATACTGGACCAAACTCATTCCAAGCTTTGTCAAAGTATTTTACCGTTACTTCTGCAAATACATTTTTATCTGTATATGTATAATTAACATTGTATGTCCAACCTTTACCTACTGGTCCAAACATACCAGTCATTACTTGTATTTGATACATAGGATCTATTGTTGTTAGTTCCTTACCACCAAACTTTGTAAAAGCTTTTGTATATTTAGGATTAGTATTTTTTACTTGATCCCATATAAAAAAGTTTTTTTCATCACCTGTTCTCATTATATTACCTTTCTCTTTTTTTAAATGTTACTTCAACATGACAATCTTTATCTCCATAATCACCATGCCAAATATCTTGAACTTCAGATAACAATCCTATTAATTGTTTACCTGTAATACATTCATCAGAAGTTAACATTTGTTTAATGGTTTCACTTTTACTTTCTTTGCCATTTTTCCATGTACTTCCATATGAAAATATTTTGTATGAATCTATATGCATTATATTCCTTTCTCACTATATTGATTGTTAATGTGGTTCTTACTTACTATGTACACATAAGCTTTTCTACCACTATTGTTTTTACGCTTATCTGTTCTTTCTATTTTACCTTGCTTAAAAAGCTCAGTTACTCTAGGTCTTATTGTAAAGGAACTAAGAGATAACAACTCAGCAACTTCATCAGCTGTAGCTCCTATAGATCCCTTATTAATAATTACATCAAACACTTTTCTTCTAATAGTATCTGCACCTTCTTTAATTAATTCAGCAGCTTCTATTGAAGTGTCAACATTACGACTGCCTGGAGAGTAAGGGTATGATTTGTCTACCATTATTATGTTCCTTTATTTGTGCATCAAAGTTATTAAAATCTACAAAATCTGGTGGAGCTATTTTGTTTTGTACCATATGCCAGAATAGAACTTCAGCAGCTGTAAGCTTTTCTTGAAACTCTTTATCTGGAAGTACTTCAACAAGTCCCCATTTTAGATTACCAAAAAACATTGACAGATACATTTTCTTAGCACCATATACCATCATGTAATGTTGGATCTGTGCTTTGTATTTGTCTGCTGTTTTTACTTCATTACTAAATGCATTTGTATGTTTGCATTCTAATAAAGTATGTGGTTCTGAACACACTCCATCTATATTACAATACATAAATGGATATACTTTAGATGTAATAAAGACTTGTTCACCTACAACTTTAATACCAGTTTCTTGTTGAAACCATTTTATGTTTAGATCCTCTGTATGTATTCCCATCTGTACTGGTAATACTCTAGATAAATCTGGTCCTTCTACATCACCAATTTTTTCTAAATATAAATCATGCCAGTCACCATGATATAATCTGGTAGCATCACTGCCACCAATACCTTGTTTACGATCAAAATCTTTCTTCATATAATACTTCTATCCTTCCATTGTTTATGTAATAGCCACTAACCTTTTTTGACTTGTCTAAATATATTTCTAAAGTTGAGTCCCAAACGAGTGGCTTTTTTCTTTCGTATTTCTTCGTATTGTTTTTTCTTTTTTTCATTATGTTGTCTTCTTAGTTTATCTAATTGCTTTAATGTAACTTGATCTAATTTACCTGCTAATAATTTAGTAGCAAATTCATTATAAATATTTTCATTAAATTCTATATTTTTGTAAAACTTTAATAACGACATATACCACAGTTGTTGTCTAACGTGATATGGTGTTACATCAAGAGGCTTCTTTATTTTCATGAGTTGATTCTTTCTCTAAACTTTGTAATGCTCCTTTAACTTTAGCTTTATCTACATCAAATTTTTTGAACATAGATTTCATCTTAGTTAAATAATGTATTGCATCTAAAAGTTCTTCAATCGTTTCATTTACCCACTCATCCATTGGTCTGTTATTAGCTTCCATAGTTTTACCAAACTTTTCCATACCTTGTACGTGTCGTTTAACTATTAGCTCAACAACATTATTTACAATAGGATCATTTGTTATACTACTTGGATCTATATCTGGATTTACTGCCATATTATTTGTCCTTTTTTTTAATTATTATCTCTGCGTTTAGTGCTTCTGCCCAACAACAGAACAACCAACCACTAGGTTTTCTTATACCACACTCCCACTTTGAAACAAGACCCTTAGCTACTCCTAGAATTTCATCCATTTCTAATTGAGAAATAGATTTTTCTTTACGCAATTTTACAAATTGAGGGATTACTTGATTGTGAAATTGTAAACCTAATGCTTTATTTGACATATCTACTAGATATATAAATATTTCGGTAGCTGTCAACTATATATGGTGGGAAGGGGGAAATCCAACCCACCAACCACAGAGGTTATATGCTATGTGATTCTTCTTTTGCTACTGCTTGATTAAGTTCGGCAGCAGGTAAAAACTCTAAGATTGAAGTATCAAAGTAATTTGCAATCTTTATTAAATTATGAATTGGTACAGCATTTGTAGCTTTTTCATACTTTTGAATTTGTTGAAATGAAACAGAACAAACTTTAGCAAGTTCTGATTGTGTAACTAATTTATAGGATCTACCTATACCAGCTACACGTCTTCTTTTTATTTGTGTACCAATGTGTTGATAAATGTTTTCCATTATACGTTTCCTTTCCTTCTACTTGCTTCTAATGATCTCCATACTTCTATGTTCATTTCAGCAGTTCTTCGTTTATTTCTAAGATTTAACAATTGTACATTTAAATTATGAATCTTGTTTATATGGTTTTTATAAACTGCAGACGCATAAAATCTTTCGGTAGCTTTAGCTACTGATTCTTCGGTAGCTGAAATATAAGCACCTTTAATATGCTTTAGCATATCGTCACCATACGAAACCTCTGCTTGTGTTTTAGCAAAGGCTTCATCTGTTGAAGCGAGATACTGTAAGTACTCGTCTATCTTCATTATTTACTTTCTATTTGTAGAAATCCTTTAGGTGCTGCTACTGGTATACCAGAAGATTGAAATACTTGACCTAAATAATTCCAAGTTTCTTTTATATTGCTACCAGAATATAACACATTTTGAGCTTGTTCTTCAAGCAAATCTAAATCGTGTTTTACTTTAAACTTTGGTAGTTTTTCTACGGCTTTCTTTGTTTCTTGTTTACAAGCTGTAGATAATACACTTTCAACATCATCAAAATCTTTTATGTCTATTTGCATTGTTTGTTTATAACCATCTTGCCATCCTCTAATAGATGACCAAGATTGTATTTTATCTTGTAGCTCTCTTTTCTTAGTTTGTCTAATTGCACTTAATTTAGACTCATAAGATTCTTTTTGTTCTTGAAACTTTACAAGTTTTTGATCAGCTTCTTTAAACGCTTTTATTTGAGCTTTAATACCTAATCTATCAACAAACTTTTTATAATTTTTATCAGTTTGTTTTTGAGTAGTAGATTCTATATCTGACTCAATAGTTTGTCTTCTATCTCTAAACTTACTTTTTATAAGTGTATCAAGATGAAGTAGTTCATTACTTCTTATTGGTTTCATATTTTTCCTTTGTTATTGTTATGCTACGTCTTTTCCAAATATATCTCTACAAGGATCCTTGTATATATTTCCAGAATTACTGCTTGGTTCTTCTGTTGTATGATAACCATCATCATCATATTCACCAGTTTCTGTATTTACAGTAATAGTACCACTGCAAGAATAATCTCCTGCAAAACTGTACCATTGATTAAGTCTTCCTTGATCTCCATACACAGATCCTAAAAAGTCTTCATCACTATAGTCTTCGTCATCTGATAAATTTAAAACTTTAGTCCAATCTACAGTACAAGGAACTGTTTTTGTTAATTTAGCAACAGTGCCTTCTGTTTCTTGTTTAAAGAAATTAACTTCTTCAAATGATCCATCATCACCACCACCAGAATATGAGATTTCTAGTTTTGTAATACCAGCTTTATTTAAAGCTTTAATTACATCTGTTATTTTTCGTTCTTCACTCATAGTTTATGTTGTCCTTTCATCATCCATTTAGTTGCTTTGATTTGAATTGCCCAATCTTGAAAACTAGGAATCCATCCTAGATCTTCTTTGATATGTCTTTCGGCAATTAATCTGACAGGAACTTTTTTACCATCAGAATTTGTTATTGTTACACCAAACTCTTTTTCGGCAGCAAAACAACCTTCAGCGTGATGTCGTAATGCTCTATGAGTAAAATGTGCTACAATCTTTTTTGATTCGTCAAACCAGTTATGTATGGCTTGGTAATCTTCTGGTTTACCACCCCATTTTTTAACTGATGATAACGAATGATAATAACAGTTAGACATTAGTTTACCTTTCGTTTCATTAAATCATCAAATGCTTTGACAATTTCTTTATCATTTTTCATTTTGTTAAATGCTCTTATTAAATGAACAATATCCATATCTGCTATAGGAACGTGTTCAGCTTTAGATTCCGAATAATATGTTTCGTTAATCTGATCTTGCATATCACAAGGTATAGTTCTACCTGTTGCTTTACAGATCTTTAGTAGAGTCTTTATGTTCATCTTTTACCTTTCTTATTATAGCTGCATGACCTACAATTTTATCGCCTGGCAATGACTGTCTATTAGTTCTCTTTTGCCATTCAAACCAAGCTATTGTAGCTCTTTTGTTTGGATAAGATAAATTGTTATGTTTACCTTCTTCATCTATATACATTTCAAATGATTTTTTAGATACTTCTGGATTATATCCTTTAGTTATTTCTATTAAACTACATCCGATTAATTTATATAAATCATCAAATGTAGGTTTGTGTTTAAAAACGTAAAAGTTTTCATCACCATTATCTTTCCATAGTATTACGTTATACATTGTCATCATTTCCTTCTGCTTTATCTAAATAATCCATTACTATTGATTTAACTAAAGTAGCTTTGTAAAGATTATGTTTAATACAATAATTATGTAATCTATTGTAATTATCTTCACCTAAAGATAACCCAAACATTCCATACTTTTTTGTATTTGAATTTCTTTTTGTTCTTTTAGTTACACTTGTTAATAGTTCTTCTTCAGTCATTTTTTTCCTTTGTTTTTGTTTTTGCTAATTTTAATATTGAAATTATTATATCTACAGCTGCACCTATTAAATATAATAGCCATATTAAGCCACTTATTATGCCAACAAATATAAATTTCCAAAATTTAAAAAACTTCGGTATCATAGCCATTGTATTTGTGCGTAGACTCTCTATCTGAGATTTGATAACGGACATCATAATATACCTTTCATAGTTATATTTTTTCTTTCTAATTGTTATATAGCTCTCTCTTACGAGGGAGCTTTGTGCGTTGCTTATATCCCCACAGTGCAACGCAACTGTGTGTTTATGTAAGTATGTCAGGGAGGGATTAGATGACTAACCACTAAAACATACCACCTAGGATTCTATAAATCGTATAAAGCTATTATGTTTTTAATCTTTTTATGCAATGTGTATGCATCTATATCTTTAGTATCTTTATAAGCTAAAGCTTCTTGTTCTAGCATATACTGACGTATAACTTTTTCTAAAACAATAATGTCTTTAATACTTAGCTTGATACTGAGAAACTTTGTAATCATATCTAGCTTCCTCTGCTTTATCTTTATATTCATCTATCTCTGATGGAGATTGAATACCAAGAGCAGTTATACCAGACAGATATTCATCCCATTCTATTTTACATTCTGCATAATTGAATAGCAGTGTATCTAGATTTTCTTGTCTAAGTTTTTTGTTTGTTCCCATTTGTTCATCCTTTCAGTACGTTGATTGTCTAATTCGATACGGATGTTTTGATTAATTTGATTTATCATATCAATATTGTCTTTAGCCAATGTGATACCATACCCTATCATTATTGCAATTATTACTAACATTATAAATGACATATTATTTCCACCATGTTTGATTGTTACTAGATTGTTCTCTTTCAACCTTAACTACTTTGTAAGGTAAGTGAACAGTTTTAGGCATATACTTTGCAACAGCAAAACATAAACCTAATGTTATTCTTATTGGTAACATTATAGCAAACCAAATCCATTTGGCAGCTACATTCATTAACCA